ATCAATATTCCTACTCCAGTAATGAGTGGAGTGCGTACTCCTATTCGTCAATTTGCCAGTTGTGTTCTTGTTGATGTCGACGATACACTTCCTTCAATCTTTAACAGCTCTACCGCCGTTGGCTATTACATCGCTCAACGAGCCGGTATTGGTCTTAATATAGGACGCATTCGTGCCATCAATTCTAAAATTCGTGGAGGCGAAGTAGCCCATACTGGTGTTATTCCTTTCTTGAAAGTATATGAGTCAGTGGTGCGCTCATGCACACAAAATGGTGTTCGTGGCGGCAGTGCCACAGTTCATTTCCCGATTTGGCACAAAGAAATTGAAGATATCATTGTACTAAAGAACAATAAAGGCACCGAAGACAATCGTGTGCGTAGGCTAGATTACTCAATTCAACTTAGTAAATTATTTTATGAGAGATTGCTAATTGATGGCAATATCAGTTTGTTTAGCCCACATGATGTTCCTGACCTATATGCAGCCTTTGGTAACAATGAAGTTTTTGATTGCCTGTATGTAAAATACGAAAACGATTCTAAGATTTCCAAAAAAACAGTCAAGGCCATACATTTGTTTAGTGAACTATTAAAAGAGAGAGCCGAAACTGGTCGTATCTACATCATGAATATTGATCACTGTAATAGTCACAGCAGTTTCACAGATATGATTCGCATGAGCAATCTCTGTCAAGAGATCACTCTACCCACAGATCCAATTCAATCACTGGACGATGCCCATGGTGAAATTGCTCTTTGCATTCTCAGTGCTATTAATGTAGGTAATCTACGCGAGCTTGACGATCTAAAGAATCTTTGCGATCTTGCTGTTCGTGCGTTGGATCAAATCATTGACTATCAAAAATATCCGGTGCTGGCGGCCGAGCGCAGTACCAAGTCTCGGCGTAGTCTTGGTATTGGCTACATTGGTCTAGCTCATTACCTTGCCAAGAAAGGGCTAAAGTACAACGACCTTGAAGCAGCTCGTGCGGTCAACCGTCTGACGGAAGCGTTCCAGTATTATCTCATAAAGGCCAGTGTAAATTTAGCCAAAGAAATCGCACCATGCGACTTGTTTGGCAATACCAAGTACGCGCAAGGTATTCTTCCTGTGGACACTTACAAACATGATGTTGACGAGTTTCTCGGCACCGAATTACACTATGATTGGGAAGCTCTACGCAAGGAAGTTCTAGCGCATGGTATGCGTCACAGCACACTCAGCGCACAAATGCCCAGCGAGTCCAGTTCTGTGGTATCTAACGAAACCAACGGTATTGAGCCACCCCGGGCAGCAATGAGTACAAAGAAAAGTAAAAAGGGACCGCTCAAGCAGATCGTGCCACAACACGGCAGTCTAAAACACAATTATTCCTATCTTTATGAAGAAGGAATCAACGATGGTTATATTCGTATTGTAGCAGCAATTCAAAAGTATTTTGATCAATCAATTTCTGGTAACTGGTCGTACAATCCAAAACATTATCCGAACAACGAAGTACCCATGAGTGTGATGTTTAATGATTTGCTAACGACTTATAAGTATGGCCATAAAACAGCATACTATCATAACACCTATGACGCTAAAGGTGAAGATGAGGAAAAACTCATTTCCAGCAACGAATTGTTACCAGCTGCCGAAGTTCAGCCAACAGATCTTAGCGAATGTGCGGCCTGTACTGTTTAAACAGATATTTGATAGTAAATGAGTAAATAAAGTGTGAACTATGCTCCGTGGGGTCACTGACGCGCCTATCAGAATTTTATTCAAAATGAAAGTATATGAAAGTATCTATGAGCGGTATAACAGTCTTTAATAAAAAAAGAATTGACTTCACTAAACAACCCATGTTTTTTGGTGAGACCCTAAACGCTCAAAGATTTGACACTTTTAAGTATCCGGTGTTTGATAAACTCACACAAACTCAATTGGGCTACTTCTGGCGCCCAGAAGAAGTCAGTCTGCAAAAAGATCGCAGCGATTATCTCGAGTTTAGAGACGAGCAAAAGTTTATTTTTACAGCCAATCTCAAGTATCAGATTCTTTTAGACAGTGTGCAGGGCCGTGCTCCAGCCATAGCTTTCATACCTTATTGCAGTCTGCCCGAACTTGAAGGCTGTATGAACGCCTGGCAGTTCTTTGAAAACATTCACAGTCGTAGCTATACTCACATCATTAAAAATGTGTATTCGAATCCCACTGAAGTATTTGACACTATGTTGGATGATGAGAAGATTATTGCACGAGCCAAGAGTGTAACCAAGTCCTATGATGAGTTTATTAACGCTGCCCAACTACACGAAGTCACTGGCAAAGGTTCATTGCAAGATATAAAGAAAAAACTATTCTTTGCCATGGTCAATGTCAATGCTCTTGAAGCACTTCGTTTCTATGTAAGTTTTGCCTGCTCATTTGCCTTTGGCGAACTAAAGAAGATGGAAGGCTCAGCTAAGATCATCAGCCTTATTGCTCGTGACGAAAGTCAGCATCTTAGCATTACTAGTCACATCATTAAGAACTGGCTTAAAGGCGACGATCCAGAAATGGAAAAGATTGCCAATAAAAATCTTTCTGCTGTTGGTGAGATTTATGATAAGGTTGTTGAAGAAGAAAAGGATTGGGCTAACCATCTTTTCAGTCGCGGTGCTATTGTTGGTTTAAATGAAAAACTGCTGCACCAATATATTGAATACATAGCTAACCGTAGACTCAAAGGATTGGGATTTGAAGCCAGGTATGAGCATAGTGCCAATGACAACCCTTTGCCATGGACCGAACACTGGACCAGCAGCAAAGGTCTACAAGTGGCTCCTCAGGAAACGGAGTTGGAATCTTACATCATTGGAGGCATTAAGCAAGATGTCAGTGCAAACACCTTTGCTGGATTCAAGCTCTGATGTCAGTGAGCTGTATACTATGCCGTTTTGCGATGCCTGCAAAATTGCAATTCGCAAGCTGCACGAAGCCGGATATGAATTTGTGATCTATGATGTAACAAAAATTGGAACACAACGAGTGTTTGAGGTATGGAAACATCGTTTGGGATGTAATCCAAATTCAGTCCCACAGTTTTGGCACAAAGGAATATATATTGGTAACAGTCAGGCTATAGAGAAATTTTTAAAGGAAAACAATGCTTCTTAATACTAGAAAACCAGGTGATATTGTTTCACTAAAAATGAGTTCAGGTGAAGAATTAATTGGCACATTCAAAAGCGAAGATGTCAACAGTTATGTCATTGATCGGCCAGTGTCATTGACAGCCGGTCCAACCGGAAAACCAATATTGGTTCCATTCCTTATGACAGTTAATCCACAGACCGCGAGAGATGTAGCATTTAATAAACTTTTAGTTATTTGTGTTGCTAACACTGAAATGGAATTGGCCACCCAATATTCTGCTGCCATGAGCGGTATCGTAGCAGCACCAGCAGGGCTAAGGCTAGACTCGTGACTAAATCAATACATAGAATGGACGATGCCAATACCGGTGGTGGGGTCATTGATAGTATTCCTCAAGGTACAGTATATGCAAACAACAAATTGGTCAGTATTGATGGCAGTTCAGTGACCGGACATGCTGTTGTGCATCCACCTACTGTAACAGCAAACGGTAGTCTTACAGTGTTTATTGGTGGAATTCCTGTAAATCGATTCGGGGACGCAGATGCGTGTGGGCATTCGCGGGCAGAAGGCAGTCCAACGGTTTATGTTGGCGACAGCGGCGCCCCAACTGGTGCTCTCACTGCCGGTGGTGCCGGCGCTGCTGCGGCTGGTGTTAGCTCTACGGCAGCATCAACAGTATCATCAAATGATGGACCATGGGTACAACAGGCCAAGAGAATTGCATCTAAGATTACTCCAGCAGCAGCTATGACAGTAAGCAGTAATATTCAAATGGTTATTAAAGGATTTGCCAAAGTAGATGGAACCTTCCCTCCAAACGGTTTATATGAAATCCCTTTCATTAATTCCATTCCTGATGTGCAGAAGCCAATTTCTAACAATATTACGCCAATTAACAAGGCTACTTCTCTTACTATATTACAATCGTATAGCGACACAATTGATAGACTAATGGAAAAGAAAGGACTAAAAGTGCCCCCTACAACTAGGCTTCCTTTTTATGGAGATACAAATGTATAGACTTAAAGATGCGGAAACGCCACCGGCAGTAACGCCTCTGGATAAGCGTGTCAACGAGAAGTTTATTCAAGACTTCGAAGCCACCACGATTGATTACTATGTCTCTACGAGCCGGGCTCGGAGAGAAGCCCAAGCTAAACTGATTGAAAAATATCCAACATTATCCGCTAATGAAGCCCACAAGTGGTTGAGAGGTATCCTCACGATAGACGACG